TTTGATGAGCTTTCTCCAGTTGCTCCTGTATCTAACATTGCATAATATTTTGGTGTTCCAGTAGATGTAGTTGCTGAAATATATTCTTCTAAAAATGTAATATCTTTTTTTTCTAAATAAGTATTGGCACCAGTGTAAGTAGATCCAGTTGCAGTATAAACTTGGACTCCTCTAATAAACACAGCTCCTGCTGGCACAGTTACAGTGCCTGTTCCAGATGTAAAATTACCTGTAGATGTTTTTTTATCTGCATCAATAGGCATATCTCTAAAAATTCTATATTGTGCATTTAATATTATATTCTCTAATACACTGTCTGATAACACAGTTGAGTCTACTTCTGTGTAGCTTCTTATTTGTGTTTTTAATCCTGATGCGCTTAGTCCTGCCATTATGCGTTAAGGGTTACTGGTCCAATTGAGACTGGAAACCCTCCTCCTTTCACTCCACCTGCTGTTGCTGTGTTTGTGTCAACAGTAAAGTAGAAATTATCTGCTGTATTTGTCGTGACTCTTGAACCACTAACAAACTTACCTGTAGTAATAGCATACCCTGCAGCTTTTGCAATATTTGATCCTGCTATACCATCAAAAGATGCTGGATTTGCATAAGTACCTGCAAGTTTAGGTGTGCCTCTAAATCTATATGTTGTTCCATTTGTTAATCCGTGTCCTGGAGCATTAACATTTATTACGCCAGAACTTGCTGCATAAGTTGTAAATGGATTGTGTGGTAATAGCTGTGTAACATCTTTTTCTGTTCTATCAGGTCTTGCATCTTTCAATGCTTGTGCATCACCACCATGTGGTTTTGGTTGTATCTGTGGATGTTTAGGTTCAAATTCTGATTTATGAACAAACATACCATTCCATTCTTTGACCATTTCATTGTATGGAAATTCCATTCCTGATCTGTCAGATATTGCTTTTGCGTATTTTCCTCTTGCTATTGCCATTATTTTCTTTTTCTCCAAGTTTTAGCGTTTAAAATTTTACTGTAACGTTGTATTTCATCCTCACCAATCATTTGATCAACAACTTTTTCTTTTTTACCTCCTGGATATTTAATAGTAACTGTAGGTGTTTTACCAAATTTTTTTACATAAGCTTTATGTTTTGCACTTTTAATTTTTTTAATAAGTTTATCTTTTATTGCGGATACCTTACTTGCTTGAGAAGTAGATAATTTTTTTCTACCACCTTTAATAATTGCTCCCATTCCTTTAGTTATTATTGTCATTATTTTCTCCTATATGTTTGGATAATAGTTTTTAGGAGTTATGTATGTACTAGCAGCAGAGCCGTCTTCAGCTAAAGCTCTTGCTAATTCATCTTCGTATAATAACTTCATTGCTTGTGTTAATTGTGGATTTACTTTTTGACTTAAATAAAAAGCAAGTCCTGCAACCATACAAGGTACGAATCTGTATGGTACGTTAGTTGCATCTGTGTAAGTTGAATCTGCATCTTGTAATCTTTTTACATAATAAAAATGTAAATCGTTAGATGCGTTTGATGAGTCAGCTGTTGGATAAACAGTTAACGTTGTTTTGTCCACAAATCTTTGAACAAAATATTGTGATGGCGTTCCTTTAGATAATTTTGCAGATAAGGCAGAATAAGCAGATCTAGCTATTTTAGTTAATGAAGAATCAGCTTGGGTTGTTTGTGTTCTGTTAGTTCTTAATGTTGCTTCTAAAATATCTGCAACACCATAAATGTTTGCTGGGTTTGTTACAGAACTTGTACCATCTCCACTTGCTCTGTAAAAAGTATACTCAGCTTGTCCTTCAATTAAATCAATATTTGCTTCAGCAACTTCCCAATAATGAATACCTCTATTACCCCATTCTTGAAAAAGAATGTTAAGAGATCTTCTTGCTGTTTTTAATTGATAGCCAGAACTTGCTTGTACACCAAGTCTTTCGTATGCTTCTTCTATAATTTCATCAACAGCAAATGTTTTGTCGAACGTTACTGTTCCGGAAGTAGTGTTAGCCATGCTCTACCTCCTTACGAATATAGTTTTCTAAATTCTGCTATAACCGTATACATGTTTCCATCATCAGCTGCGCCTGGAACCACAAAGTTAACATCACTTTCGTTACTGTTAGATGATTTGTCAGTTTTAATTCCACCAAATTCTCTAAAGTCCCAATAGCCTGATCCTGTTAAACCAATAATAGGGATGTCGCCATCTGAATCTTCTTCGTCTAAACGTGCGTATGAATCTCCACCATCTCCTGAATCACAAGAAAACCAAAGTCTTTGTAATACAAGGTGATTAGCTGATTTGCCTTCACTGTTTTTTGCCATAGCTGAAACATCACCAAATACTGTTGTTCCACCTGTTCCGTCTGATTGATTTACTATTTTAATGACCACTCTTGAATCATTTTCTTGCAAGATAGTTGGTCCTGTTACCGTGTCTGCCATAATCCCTCCTTAATCAAGATTACTAGATGGGGCCGAAGCCCCATCATAATTTATTTATTATTCAAAAACGTGTCTACTCATTGATTGATAGTGTACGTTTATTGCTTCAGCTGCTGCTGCACCTGCTTCAATACCAATGTATGGAATTAAATCCACATCATCAGTTAATGCTGCAGTTTTAGTTGCTGCTGTTCCAGGTTGTACTGATGTTACTGCTGTACCACCTGTGCTTCCTGAAGTGCCTGTAACATTGTACTGTATACCATTTACAAAAATAGTTGCTTTTCTAGAGCTGTCTATTTTAATTTTTAAATGATATTGTGTATCTGCTGCTACATCAATTGGTAATCTACTAATATAATCAGTACCACCAATGCTGTGAACAAAATGCCACTTAGCAAAATCAGTAAAAGCTTCACTGTTTGTTGCATCTGTTTGATATTTAAAAAATACTTGGTTAGCATCAGTTGCAACTAATTGATCATTAGTTAACTTTAAGCCAGCCCATACTTTTTGATTATCAAGTGCAGGTAAAGAAATTGAACATTCCCATTCAACCTGATTTTCAGTACCCCATAAAACTTTAGACCAAGCCGATTGGTTTGTGTCCAAATGTGGTAAAAGAATCGCTTGATCCTGATCCGCACCAGCAGTTGTCATTAAGATTCCTGCTTGAGTTCCTGGAAAAGTAGTTAAAGCAGTCGTCATGTTAGTACCTAATGTTTCAAAGTTTTTGTTCGCTGCTTGTGTTACTGCTAACGCTGATGCATCATCCGCGTCAGGGTCGATGATATTTATCGCATTAAGGCCTGGTCTTTGATAGAAAGGCTCATAAAGATAATATCTTCTAGCATCATGTAATCCAAAACATTGAGTTCTGTCGTGAACTACTCCTGTAGATGCTGTTTTGCTGATTAGCTGTACGTTGTTCTCTGAACGAACCGGACCGCTAAATGTTGTGTTAGCCATAATATTCCTCCTAGAATATTTAAATGTAGTCCCTAGGGGCATGTCGACTATACGCGTCTACATTTAAGGTTTTTATTTTTGTATAGTAATAATATTATATGTTAATTTTAAATAGAGTGCAAGAGGGTGTGTAATGTGGATTGGATTTTTCCAACGATGTAGCTTTTTATTAAGTAGCTACTGAAACTTGTGGGGCAGCGTCTTCTACCTTATTTACCAGATGCTCTTTTTTAGCCTCTGCCATTTTAATATGGCTAATTACTTCTCTGACTTTTCTGTCAATTCTAACCATATTGAGAGTATATTTACCCTCATTAAGATGCTCCTGCTCCCATTCTAGGTCCAGAACCTTCTTTTGTTTGTATAGGTCCTGCAGATGTGTTTGCATCATTTATAACCTCCTCATAGGTTATTCTGTTAATCTTGGGGTCATTCATTTCTCCAAGATACTCCCACTTTATATCATTTTTTCCTAATTTGTCAATGATAGCATTTTCAACATCATTTGAGGAATCGGCAGATTCTATAATAAAATCTGCATGATGTTTATAAGCGGATATTTGAATTCTAAATTTTTTGAGCATTTCTTACCTTATTTTTGTAATGTGGCGAGACTATGTCCCGCCACAAAATTTAGTTATGCTTACGCACCTTCAACGCCGAAGATA